TCGTGCCCACGGTGTCCGTTCAACTCTTGCAAAAAAATCTTAAGGAGCTGCCGCCATGATTAGCCCAAATGTCCTGTCTTATGTCACTCATGCTACTGCCAGCCGCCGTATCGTTACCGCCTACTCCGGTCGCCTCGGTCAGGTAGATGCTCCGCTGGAAAAACTCATCGAGGTCTTCGGTGATCCCATGTATATCGATGAAAATGAAAGCGATGGCAAGACCACCATGGAATGGCATATCCGCTTTTCCGACGGTTCGGTCGCCACGATTTATGATTATAAGCGCGATCCTATTTTTCACGTCGGCGGCTTCAAGCAGGCTGCTCTGGCTAACGTCCTTGCGGCTCTGGGAGAATAATCATGGCTATATCTGACCGTAGTTTGGAAGAGCAGCTGCTCGGTATTTTCTTTGATGATGATCTCCTGGAGCTGGAGGATGACGGCGTGTCCCTGGATGGCGTCAGGACCTTCGCGGAGGTTGGTCTGCTTACGAATGATCGTGGGCTGGTCCTCTCGTTCACGGATGGTTCCGTCTTCAATCTCACTATCCAGAGGGCACGGTGATGGGTGGCTTTAAGCATCCTGTGATCGGGCAGGAGGCCGTGTGCTCTGATGGCCTCGGTCGCGTAGTGGCCTTCTGCGATCGGTTTCCGGAGCAGTGGATCCAGGTTTCGACCTATGTCAAGGATCGTGGCTGTAAGTGGGCTCCGCATAATGTCCGGCTCGTCCCTATTGTTCTCGAAGATCCGGAGGCCCCATGAATCGTAAAATCATTATTACCAGCTGCCATGGGTGTCCATTTCGTGATCACTCCGGTGGTTTCACGCCTGGTGGCGCCAAGCCGATCTGCATGAAGACCGATCCCACCAGGGTCCTTCCATTTACTGCCGGCCTTGATCATAGAGATGTGCCGACTCGGGTTGCCACAAATGTTATTCCATCCTGGTGTCCGCTGCCGAAGGACGGCATTGTATGACCGCCGGTGGCTTGCTCTGCACAGGTGACCTCGGCCACGCGACGGCCTTCTCGCGTCGTGTGCAGGCCGAGGAGGTGGTCAAACTGGTAGACCGCGGCTGGTCGTTCCTCGGTGCTGTTATCGACCAGGAGCGGGCTGTCACGGTTCGCGTAGTCCTGGTCTCCAAGTCCGGCCTGGCCGTTAAGTATATTTTCGCCGATGGCTCCTCTCATCGCATCTATAAGCGCGACAATTATAAGCAGCGCATCGATGGCGAGGACGATTTCTCTGCCTATGTCCTTTCTCATGCTCCTGGAGGTGCTGCCAATGGATGATTCTGAACTGCCCTGGGGTGATGTGGATCCCCTGGACGATGAGGGCGATCACCTGCTGTTCGTCTGCCGTGCCTGCGATGAGGAATATGTGCTGTCGGAGGACTCCGCTTTCTGCCCGATCTGTGGCCTGGACCTGGAGAGCATGGAATGACCGGCAGGGTCTTCCCGCTTATGGTTTCGTAAGGTACTATCCGTCTTGCCCCGCGGCATTGCCGCATTATCGTTACCCAGAGGAGGATCCGCAATGGTCCGTGTTGATGCTTTAGTTCGTTCTTATTACCATAATGCCAGCTTACTGCCGCAGCATATCAGCGAGGGCCTGCTACGATATGTTGAGTTCGGCGTTATTCCTGGCGATTTCCTATGCGCCGTACTTGAAGGCAATCTATTCGAGGCATGCGCCCGCGCCGATCATGTCAATCGTCATGCGCTGCCTACTATCTGTACTTTTATATCGTCTTATTCTCCCGTCGGTTGTTGGGGCTCACGCGAGAAGCTGCTCGCCTGGTCCGATCGTAATGGTCTGCAGGGAAAAACCGCCGAGGATACTGCCGATGAATGATTTAGCCGTTTTCACTCCCGAGATTCTCAAGGCCGGTCGCCGGTATTCGCGCCTGGTCCCCGCCGGCGCCGATCTATCCTGGGCCCAGGAGAAGCTGTTCGTCCTTGGCCTCCTAGATAAAAGCGATAGCCTAAAGGCTTGTACTCCAGAGTCGATCGCCGATGCCGTGCTGCAGGCCGGCTCCATGGGCCTGTCGTTTAATCCCAGCCTCAAGCAGGTCTATCTGATTCCGCGCAAGGAATCGTTCAGGCGCAAGGGCGAGAATGAATCCTGGACTGCGTTCAATAAATTGCGGGCGAATCTCCGGACTTATGCCTATGCCTCGCCGTCCTATCTGGGCATGACTCATCTCTGCCTATCCCGCGGTGGGTTCCGTGCTATCGAATCCCAGATCGTCCACGAGAAGGATGTCTTCGAATATTATGGCGTCGGGAAGGAGCCGCTGTTCAAAATGGCCCGCGGTAATCGTGGCGCCATCGAGGGCGTTTATATCATTGGCCGCCTGGCTACCGGTGAGACGCTGTCCGACTGGATGGATGTTGCGACCGTGGAAAAGATCAGGGCCTGCTCGGATGCTCCGGATAGCCTTATGTGGAAAGAATTCTACGAGGAGGGCATGAAAAAGGCCATTGTCCGTCGGTCCTTGAAGCTCTGGCCTAAGTCCCAGATCGTTGCCGAGGCCGTTGAATATCTGAACGTCCACGAGGGCATGGGTGAGACCATCGATGCCGATGCCATTCCCGAGGCTCCGGTGGATCGGCTGAACAAGGACCAGGTCCTGCTCATTGAATCCAAGCTGTCTGACGCCGGCTTCTCTACCGATAAGTGGACCTCGAAAATTGCCCAGGCGTATCGGGAAACGGTCCTGGCGGATATCCCTTCCGCCGAGTTCGAATCGGTCATGGCTCGGGTGGATAAAGCCATCGCGGCCAAGCAATCTAAGCTATCATGACCTCGCCCATGCTAGACCAGACGCAAAAAACAGAGAAGTGGTTCGCCGATCGCCGGTGCAAGGTTACCGCGTCCAAGTTCAAGGATGTGCTCGGCACCTATAATGCTCGCCTCCGGTATGCTGAACGGATCAAGGAGGAGATCGCCGGCGTGATCCATCCGCAGCTCGAAGGCGAGGCCCTTGATTGGGGAAATAGATACGAGCCGGCTGCCCTGGCCAATTACGAATTGCATCTCCTGGAGCGTGGCATCGATGTCGATTGCTATCAGCCGGAGTTCATCGTCCATCCCAAATATGATTTTATCGGTTGCTCCGCGGATCTGCTCATCGGTGTTGATGGCGCCGGTGAGGCCAAGTGCCCGTTCAATCCCGCGAACCATCTCACGTCCTTGGTCTCCGGCATGCAGCATTTTCATATCCCGCAGGTGCAGGGTCATATGTTCGTTACCGGTCGCGCCTGGTGCGATTTTATTTCTTACGATCCTCGCCAGATTGAATCCCGCCGGCTCTATGTCCAGCGCATCTACCGCGATGATGTTTATATTTCCATGCTCGAGTCCCGCATCGTCTCGTTCTGGAATGACTTTGTCCTCGGTGACGCTCCGCCCGCCGTCGATTTTGATGCCGTCGATCCTGACGATTTATTTTAACTGGAGGTCTTATGTCTACTGCTAAATCAGAAACCAAACCCGATGCCGATACCGGTGTCTTCGAGCCGAATGCCGATACCGTCGATCGCGCTAATAAACTTGTGGCCGCCGCTGGTCGTGCCGTCATCGTCGATGAGGATACCTTCGGCAAGGGTGGCGATGTCATTAAGCTGATGCGTTCCATCCTGAATAAAATCGAAGCTGAACGCGTCTCCTGGGTGTCTCCGCTCAATGCCCAGGTTAAGCGTATTAACGATCAATTCAAATTAATGAAGGCCCCGATCGAAACCCAGATCACTCGGGTCAATGGCCTCCTGACCGCTTATGCCAATGAGCAGCGCCGGCTGGCAAAGGTCGCTGCTGATGCCGCGGCTGCGGAGGCTATGGAACAGGCAGAAAAGGCCGAGGCCGCCGGCCAGAACCATGCCGCTGCAGAGCTGGTGGAGGAGGCCGTTGCCAAGACTGTTGCTCCGGTTGCTCCGGCTACTGTCCGTGGCAATTATGGATCCTCGTCCAGCATGGCGAAATCCTATAAGTGCACGGTCATCGATGTAGATCTGATTCCGGAGGAATATCTGGATCGTCATGCTCCTGGTGAATTCAGCCTCAAGGTCAAGTCTGTTACCCTGGTCACTCTGAATGTTCCTATGATTGCCGCCGCGGTTAAGTCCGGCAAGCTGAAAACCCCAGGTCTTCCTGGTCTCAAGATCGAGGATGATTCGAAGGTCGTGGTCCGCTGATAGAAATCGCTGGCGATGATTTCGGGAGAGTGGCGGAATTGGTATACGCAAGCAGTCCGATGCAAGGCTGCAGAAACAGTGGCGGCATGTTATTGCATTGTCGGCATGTCGATGCTGTGCAGGTTCGAGTCCTGCCTCTCCCACCAATAAAAAAGGGCCTGAGATTTTTAGTCCCAGGCCCTTCCGCCCTGCTTACCCAGAGATGAGTATGCGGGATCTATAAGGCCACAATTTTTATTTTTTTGCAAGGGGAGGATTTATGTCTGATAAGAAGTTCTGCGGGTCGTGCCGCTGGTTTGTACTCACGGATAAAAATGGGAAGGATGGCGCCTGCACCGAAGCGGTTCCGCAGATCGTCATGGTACCTGCTCAAACTTTGCAGGGTCGGCAGATGATTCCGGCTTCCATGTATCCCAATATACATGTTAATTTCTTGGCGTGCGGTCGGCACACTGTCCAGCTTGACGGGTAGTTTGTCTGCTGCTTTTTTGTAAACTTTGGAGAGTATCTATCATGAAAAAATTATCACTATGGCTGTTTCCGTTGTTGTTGATGTTATTAGCTGTCGTTCCTGCCCAGGCTTCTCTGGGTTCTGGTTTGTATGTCGATGGTCGTCTCGGCCAGGTGGATGTCAGTGAGCCTGGCGTCTCGAACCTAACCACTATTGGTATCGTTGTCGGTCAGCCTGTTGCTCCTGGGCTGTCCCTTGAGGTCAGTTACGATACCGGCATTAAAGATGCCAGCGCCGGATCCTTCGAGGAAGTGATCGGCGGTAGTTATGCCGTTGGTGATGCTGATTGGAATGGCAATATTTTCGGCGTCTGGCTCAAGGCATCACATGATCTTAGTCCCGACCTCGCTCTCCATGGTCGTGTTGGTCATGTAAAAAAAAGCGTAACTGTTAATCTATCCGGTGTCGCTGGTTCATGCGATTGGACAGGTTTTTGTCTTGAGGCTCCCTTCACGGAAAGTGCGTCGGAATCCAAGTCCGGTGTCGCGTTCTCTGTTGGCGTGACGCTTAATAATCAATTCAGCATTGACTATGCCGATCTTCGTGATGATGTGAAGATGGTCTCGATTAGTATGCGGTTTTAATACAGGCCTTATTTATTTCCGCATCCCTTATTCATTAGCGGAGGGCCAGGGCTGATCGCTCCCTGGCCTTTTTTTTGCCTGTTATTTTATCTGTGGCGGTGGTGGCTTGGTCCCGAACTTCGTCATTGCCCCTTCCACGATTCGTCCCATGTACGGCGCGGCGAAGTAGAAACTCAGGAGCAGCATCATCGCTCCGTCCATCTGTGCTGCGTTGGTTGAGATGATAGACGATGATGCGATCAGCTTGTTGGTCGCCTCCGGTGTCTCCGCCCATACCGATGCGATGGAAAGCACCTGCGCTGAAACGTATTGGAGAAGCCAGACGGTTGCGATCATGAGCGCGAGGATTCGCCTGGCTAGGTTCTGTCCGGATGTCGCCTGGAGCCAGTCGATTACCATCCCTCTTGCCTTGGCGGTATCTTCTGCCTGGCGATCTGCCTTCTCCTCGCTGGTGTAGATCAGCTTGTCCAGGGCTGATGATGCGTGTTCGATCACCTTTCCGGTTGCTGCGTCCGATCCGAATAGTCTTCCCAATAATGCAAACATGCTCGTTCCCTCTTGTCTGTGGTGGATCGTCCCTGCTCTGTGGCCCGTGACGCCCCCGTATGGCCGTTTTCGCTTGTTTCTGGTCTCCTTGCCTGCCCCTGGACGCATCCGCGCCCTGGTGGCCTTCCTACAGGCCCTTGCTTGCCAGCAGCTCCAGGAACCTCTTGCTGGCTTCCTCGTTCCGTAGCGGGTAGTAGTATTCGTGGTTCTCTCGGTACCAGATGATGGTCGGGCTGTCGGTCCGGTCGGTGATGTGGCGGATGTCCAGGTGCATCAGGCAGTGGCTCTGGCCTCGGAAGACCGTGTCGAAATATACGCCGATCCCTCCGAACTCCCGAACGGTCATGGCCGTTAGGAATGCTGTCCGGATATCTGTCTCCACGAAAAGGTCCAAGGCATCCGAGAATCTGATCGGGTCCTCGGCGTCCCCGACAAAATGCCGGCTGGTTTCGGATCCGTTGAATCTAGCTAGGGCTCCGGTGACCGGTGACGGGCTCACGGATACGCCAAGGACGTTCCGGTATCGGTCTATGGCGCCCAGGGCTGCCGGTGATAGGTATTTGTCTGGATCCTCTGGCCATCGGTCGCCGGTCAGGGAGAAGTGATTTACCTCGTTCCAGCGAATCATATTATCCCACCTTTTATCGCAGCGATGATTACGGCCAATGCTGCCGTGCCTAGTATGGCTAGGACACCCAGGGCTGCCTTGAATACCCAGCCTGATGCCATTCTCACGACGGGTAGCTCGACTTCGATCAAACGGAGGCGTTCATCTAGCGCTTCTGTTTTGGCTTCCGCAGCATCGATGCGAGAATGTGCTCGCTTTACTGCCTCTGATAGACCGTAGTGTTTTTGTTCCAGAACGGCCATGGTCGTAATGGCGTCTGCCATCTGGCTGATCGATTTCTTAATGTCGCTGACATCTTTACTGAGAATCTTGAGTCTGACGTCGTCTGCTAGTGCTGACATGTTAATTTCCCCCAGGGTATTATTTCCAGTTTGCCGTGATTGGCATCACGCCTGGTGGTGATGCTACTCCTGAGATTTGGCTGTTACTGATCCTCAGATTATTTCGAAGGATCCCGCTGATATCTTCTCCTGCTCCGTGGAGGATGTGGAGCTCATCGGTAATGCTGCCTACTGGATCGATCATCACGATAGTGATATCCGTCAGGTTGTTACCAAGAAATGGGTGCGGTATCAATCCCATATCAGCGTTCTTTATCTCCTGGGTAACCTCTACGTCCCTTATCTTTGGGTTTCGTATGGCCTCGATCCATTGGTCGCGGTCTCCTTTCCTATTTATCCGTGGATTTTCAATGCGCCTTAGTGCCGGAGATTTGCTGCTAATAGTCGTCCCGTCTGGCAGCTCGATGTGCCGCTGGTAACCTTTTCCGTTGCGCTTAAAGTCTGCGCGGATATTTGTTGGCCCGTTGTTTGCCCATGGTGGGTCTTCTGCCACGTAGGTAAAGAGTATTTTTCCTAATTTATCAACGGCTGCAAATAAAAATAATGGGACATCGCCATTGCCGAGGTTATACGGTGGTGATGCCTGGATGTAGCGCTGCTGCGCGTTCATGGTTACCGCGCCAGCGTTCCTTATACCGAGATGGATCTGCGTGATATAACTGGTTGATAACTGCTGCGGGTATTGTGCTCCGGTCGTGTCGATCGGCGATTGTGCGGCTGCAAGATTTTCCACGTTGACGGTGGAGCTAGTCCGCGTCTGGATGAAAAATCCATACTCTCCGCCTGGGAGGGTGAGCAATCCGATGTCTGCAGCGACACTTACGGTTCCGGATGTCGTTTTCAGTTCGCCCTGTCCGACCGCAGATGCTCGTATGGTGTCCTGGGTAACGGCTTCGCTTCCTCCTGTTGTCTCCAGTGCAGCCGTCTGAATTTTAGGCGCTCCTGTCGAGCCTTCCGTGATGGCCGTCGGGTTATCCCGCATGGCTACCATTAGGGACGTGGTGATCGGGCTTTCCGGATCTACGTCGCCGTTCGGTATTGAAACGTATGCTGTCATTCTTCAATTATCTCCGGTATCACGTGGGTGCGCCTCTCGATAATATGTCCGCATCGGATAGCGTACCGCTCATGCCAAGGGAGGGTCTCGTCTTCTATCATGATTCCAAGGCCCCCGTAGAATTCACACTTCATGCAGTTTATTCCCCTCCGTGGTTTAAATGTTGTGATCGGGCATTGAATTATTATGTGTTCTGGTACGTCTCTGGTCTGGGCGATTTTGAGCATGTCGTCTCCTGGGCTTAGGCGATTTTATAACCTTCCGTCCCATCTGCAAAGAGGCCTGTGTCTAGACAGATGAATGCATATGCTGCCTTGTTCGCCGAGCTCTCAACGGAGTAGTCCGTCAGGGTGTCGGGGCCTATGTTACCGTATCTGCCTACGAACGGGTATTCCTGCGCCACGTATTCGATCGCATGGCTCAGTTCTACTTCCCTGTGCTCGACCACGATTCCGCTCATATGCAGGTTGCCGCCTGCCTCGTCCTGCTGCACCCTGGTGTCGAGCTTCACCACGTCGCCAGTGATTATATCGCCGTCCTTTATGTCCATCCGGAATGTCACGATCCTTGGGTTCAGTCCGAATAGCGTTAGCATCCTGCCGGCAAATTCAATGATCACTCCCAGGTTGGCGTCGGTATACCACCTGGATTTAATTTCTTTAATGGCCGATTCGTTATACTGGTCGGCGCCCTCGACGTCGCCGTCGGTCCGGACGTACCAGCTCTGGTAGTTATCCAGGGTGTCCTTGGTGTGGTCTAACTTGTTGTAATAAACCCATGTCTGCGATACGCGCTGGCTCGGGTCTTCCTTCACGCTGATGCTGTTCTTGAGGAAGTGATCGTCGTCGTTCAGCGTGGTCTGTCCGCGGCCTGGCCCGTTGGTGATCAGCTTCACTTTCTTGTTTAGGGAATCCCACCAGATCATGATCAGGCATTGCTCTGCCAATTCCGAGAGGAGGGTGGCGATTCCGGTCGGCTTGGATATGATGGCCGTCAGGTTATATGAGCCGAGGTAGTCTGCTTTCTCGTCGTCCCATTCATCCGGTGCGCTGGGATTGTCGTTGTATGGCAGGTAGCTTGCCGATATTCCAGCGTAGTTCAGCATGTAATCGTAGATAATATCCACAACATTGATGCCTTCCACGTACCAGCATTCCTGGATCGATGCGCCGGCTGAGTGGTCCGCCTGGGTTGTGCCCCATGCGCCGTTCGTGGTGACGGTGAATGTCTCGCCGGATCTCGTGTATCCGAATATCTCGCTGTCGATCCGGACGTATCCTGCCGCGCTATATGCTGCGCCTTCTCCGGTATTGGTGAAGAATGACGCCGCTCCTGCGGATATCCCAGAGGCCAGGCTTCCCTCTGATATCGCTGGTACCACGGATCGCTTGTCTTCAACGAATTTCAGGAAGTCCTTAGCGGTGATTTGCACCTGCTCGCTTCTGTTCGGGCCTTCCATCTTCTCGATAATGTATGTCAGTTCGCGGAAATCTGCTGAGTCGTATCCACCTGGTGCGATGTATCCCTGAAAGAATGACAGCTCGCGCTTCTGGTAGAAGCGATTTCGTGCCATATATTTTCCCCAAAACGTCCCCTGTTCACTCGGGATGTAGGGTCTGTAGTCCACATACTTGTCTAGGCCGCGATCATGGTGTGGCAGGTCGTCGAATGTGCAATTGATCGATGCTCGGTATCCGATTCCCTTCCCGATGGTGATCTTGGTCGGCGCTGCCTGGATGGTCTTCAGGCATGGGATAATTACTCCCACGTTGGCCGGCGCCAATCCTCGAGGGAAGTCCAGGGTATCGCTGGTCAGCCATATCTTTTTCTCGGTGGTCGATGCGGTGTAGTTCGGCGTGTCCTTACAGGTCGCCCTGGTGTTGTAGCAGGCTGTTCGGCGATCGATCAGGTTGTACGTGGTCGTGCCGTTCGGCGTTGTTCCGCTCCATGCTACCGCTATCGTGGCTTCCTTCGTGGTCCCATCATAGGCAGTGATCCTGCCTACCTGGCCGGATCCGGTACCGCCGGTGGTATGAACCGCATGGCCTACATAGTAATCGTCCGTTGCGCTGGCGCCTGCTGCCAGGGTGATGCTAGACGCTCCGCCGGCCTGGGCTGTTCCGCTTTCAATGATGTTACCGGTGCACGGGCTTTCTCCGATGTTCAGAGTGCAGTAATCGAGCCGCAGCTCGATGTAGGTGAATGGTTTCCGGCCTATCTTGGCCCGTTGAATCTCGTAGGTCATGACAGGCCCTTGAATCTAAAGCCGGTGGACAGCGTCTTGTGGTTGCCGTCGATCACGGGCTTGTCTGGGTTGCCTTCCATCCAGATGTATACCGATTCGTCATAGTCTGGGTTCCACGCGAAGAAGAATGGCTTTAGCTTGGCGTGCTCGACGAAGGTTCTCCAATCCCCGCGGATGAATGTCATGCCCTGGATGGTCAGTTTCAGTTCGCTAGAGATCGCCCTCCGGTATACCGACCGGCCTTTAAAGTTCCCACCCTCGGTGATGGCATTCATGATCTCGTCGTCGTGGGCGTCGTTCGGGATCCCGAATCCCGCGCCTACCGCCCTGGCCAGGGTAAGGGCTGTTCCCAGGGATATCTGGGATATGTAGGACGCTGCTCCGGTGGATGTGATTTCGAACCGCCAGTATCGTGCGCTCACGGAGGTGAAGCTGTGGAACTTCGGGCTGTTGCTGTCCGGCGCTATCAGGTCCCCGATGTCGTTCGTGTCGCTCACAAAGTTATCGCTACTGTACTGCAGCTGCACGGTTCCGTTGTTGTCGGATAGGTCGTGTGCAGCCATCGCCCAATAATCACACGCGATCGCTGATCCGTAATCGATCGTGTAATACACGGTCCCCGCGGCTCCTGCCCGCCAGGAATCGTAGGTGTTCCAATCGTAGGCGTTCTCTTTTGCGTAGGATGATGACTCCTCGCTGGTCACGGTGATGGCCGATGCGCTCTCGAGGATGTTCTGATAGCCGATCTTTGGTTTCGCCATGTCCGTTCCTTATGCGACGACGATGCTCTCGATCGGCACGCCGTCTGTCTTCTGTTCGTTTATTTTCTCGATGATCGACCGGACCGCCCTGGTGCTTATCAGGGTATCTTCGTCCCCTAGATCGACTGTGATATTGGTACCGCCGCCCCGTCCGCCTTGTGGGATGTTTGGTTCCGCTACGCCTGGTACTCCTGGGGTCGGTACGCTCCCGCCAGGCGCTCCGCCGCCTCCTCCCCCGCCAAGGCTTGGGGTTCCGCCTCCGCTGCCCAGGCTGATGCCCTTAAGGCTCGATATCAATCCGGCGCCCTTGCCTGCTGTGGCGAGCGCTGCCGGTATGCCCGTAGGGAAACCACCCGCATTCGAAAAGGCCTGCATTACGGCGCTTGGTAATGCCACCAGCGAGCTGCCCAGGGCCAGGGCCTTGTGCGCCTTGAATATCGATTTGTTCCCCTGGCTGACGGCGCCCAGGATCTGGCTGCCTCCAGCTGCCACGGCTTGTACCTTGTTCCTGGCGCTCATGGTCTCCAAGAGTTGGCCCTTGCTGGCTGCGTCATTATCCAGCTCTGCCACTTTACCCAGGTGGTCTGTCCGAAGCTCCTCCAGGGCTGCGTCGGCATCGGCCTGCTGGATGACGCCGGCGGTCAGGGCCTCGCCCACGATGCCCGCCTTCTCTGCCCAATGCTGCTCCAGGAGCTCCCGCTCTGTCAGCTGTGCTGCCTGCAGGTCCGCCAGCTTGTTCGCCAGGGCCTCCTTGTCCGCCGTGGTATAGAGTTCGCTCGCTCCGCCTGCTCCGGCGCCTGGCGTCGGCACGTCCAATGGCACGATCGGTTTTGCGGCTGCTTTCTCCCGCTCTGCCGTCATATCCTTGAGCCGCTGCTGGATCTGGGCCAGTTTGTCGTCTGCTTCCTGGAGGCCCGTTGGTGCTAGGGCCAGGGCATCCATCTCCATCTGGAGCTGCTCGATGTTGGCCTTGCTATCCTCTGCCCACAGCTTTATCGCACCCTTATCGATCGGCTCCCCGCCGAAGGCCGTCTTTACCGCATTGATCGTGGTGACGATGTCCTCGATGCCGGTCAGCAGCAGCAGCTTGAATCCCTCGAAGCCCATTTCTAGGGTCTTCCAGATGATCTGGATGCCGGTGAATGCCGTCTTCAGGAATCCCACGCCCTTGATTATTAGTCCGATGCCGTCAATCATTATTTCGGACATCGCCACGAATCCGTCGGCGCCTTCCTCCGTGGCGCTTTTCAGGTCGTCACTGAAAACGCTTACCAGTGCGGTCAGATAATCCAGGATCCCAGACTTGGAGAAGGTCTCATTCATCGCCGTCCATCGCTCGCCCATGGTATCTACCGCTCCGGCAAATCCCTTAGCTTCGTTCTGGGCTGCTCCGCCTACCTGCTTCCGGACTTCCTGGAGGATGATGGCCTGGGCGCCTAACTTGTCGTTGGCATCCAGGAGGCTCTTGATCATGTTCTGCTGTTCGTCGCTGAACATCACGCCGCTGCGCCGCAGGGCTGTCATGCCGAGGATCGGGTCCTCGAGGGCCTTACCGAGCTGCAGGGTTGTTGATTTCAGGTCGCCGAAACCGGTGGCCGAGAGGTCCTGGGCCAGGCTCAGGGTGTCGGTGAAGGTTTCCTTGGCTACGGACTTGAATGTGAGCAGGATGCCGGCTGCGTCTCGTACTGCGCCTGCCGATGTGAGGGTGCTCTCTCCCAGACTTACCGCAAAGGCATCGATTTCCTGCGCCGATAGCTGGGCCGCTCCTCCGGTGGATCGTATGATCCCGTTCAGCTTGCCCATCTGGGATTCGTACTTTGCCCCTGCTTCGATCGCATTTTTGAACAGGAGGCCGGCGCCCACTGAGGCGAATGCCGATTTCAGATTGAAGATCGCTCCGCCCAGCTTGTTGATGCTGCCGCGGACCTTAGTCATGCGGCCTTCGGTCTTGGATGCGAACTTATTCGTGTCAGCTGTTGCTGTCGCCAGGCCAGATTTGAACCGCGAAACGTCTGCCTCGAGTACCGCTACTAGCCTTTCTACTTCAGTCGACATCGCCTAGCTTTCTCCTTAGCTCTTCAAATTCGGCAGTGGTCATGGGCTCTGCCTCGTTCGGGTCCTTGTTTGCCTTGATCACTCCCTCATTTGCCGCCAGTATATCGAACATGGTGGCCTCCCAGAATTGCTTCGGCGACCAGTGCAGGATCGCGTACGCAAACTCCATATGGGATTTGAAATCGGTTATGTCTCCGGCGGAGTCTCCCCCGCTTCCGTCTCCTCCCCTACCTCCGGCTTTTTTTTTCCGTCTGACGCCTTGGCGTCAACGATCCGCCCGCCATTGATACCCTTCAGCAAGAATTCTGCCACGGGGCTATTCACTGGTGACGACATGACCGTCTCTCGGAAGCTGGTGTTCACTACCATCTCCCCGAGCTCCTTGTAGGACGGTGTTGGCTGGATGCCGTTGTCCTTGTTGTAGGCCGTAATTCCTGCATGGATAACCGGTAGCACATATTTCAAGCGGACGTCTCCTGCCGTCAGTCGCATGATCAGTTCCGGTATGCCCATGCCCACGCGGTCCTCTATGTCGCAGAGGGCCTCAAAGGTCGGACGCATGACGAATTCCTTATCGCCAATCTTTATGTTTACCTCGCCGCGCTGTTTATTCGCCATGCCGTTATGCTCGGATCAGCGTGCAGATGTCAGCGCTCTCGAATGAGATGCTGTAGGTCTGCTCGCCCACATGCTCGCCGGCATACTCAAAGCTGGTCAGCTGGAATAGGCCTTGGATGATATCGCCATTACCGAATACGATTTGGTACTCGTCGATCGTTCCGTTGAAGGCCGCATTCTCGACGGTGTTGATTGCTGCGTCATCTTTAAAAACGCCCGAGCCGCTCATGCTGCAAGATCGCAGACCGGTATCGGCCAGCAGTTGGCGCCATGGTGCTTCGTCGCTGGTGGTTATATCAACGGTTTCATTGTTCAGCGTGATGGTCCGTGACCGCACGCCGCCGATGGTGGTGAATGTCGGCGGTGACGCTCCGTCGCCAACCTTCAATAATATGCTGCGTCCTTTCTGTGCTGACATGGTCTCTCTCCTCTATGCGAAGCTATAAATGTGGTCAGATCTTAACCTTGAAACCTGCTTTGCCCCAAATTCCTTTTCGAGATATCTCAATGCCTCGGCCTTGCCGTGGCCGAATCTGGCCGCGCAGCGCTTCTTGTCCTCGATAAGTATAACCGGTTTATTGCGGTGAATAGTATCCCTGGCGCCTTTCAGGGCCTCGAGTTCCAGACCCTCGATGTCAAACTTGATGAATCCGACGCTCTCAAAGCCGTAATAATCTAGCGGCCTGATCGGGACCGCGGTTGGATCCTCCGCCGTCGAGGCCATTGCGAACCGTCCGCCAGTGTTCGATCCGGCTGCGTATGCCTCATCGTCGTGCATGGTAATAACGCCGCAGGTCTCGCCGATGGCTACGGGATGCTTGATGATGTGGTTCATCCCCCAGGTGTTACGGATCAGGCATTCCATGGTGTCCCTGGCCGGTTCGAAGCAATGGATCTCCCCGAATACCTTCGCCATTACCATGGTCCATGTTCCTACGTGGGCGCCGCATTCGACCGCTACCTCGAAGTTTTCAACGAATTTCAGGGCTTCCTCCAGGTGGTCCAGATCGAATCCTCCGGTATTCGTGATGGCCTCGAGCATATGCTGCTCCTGGTCTGGCACCCATATCCCGTTTACCTGTTTCATCGTCTGTCCTTCCTGTCGCCTTTATCGTGTCGCATATAGTGACCGACCTGGGAGTGATCGAAGACGCTGCCCTGTCGTGGCGGCACGCTTATGTTGTTCTCTGTCAGTGGTAGTCGCTGGCGTACTATGTCAAAGATGAAGCTGTCGTGCCACTCCTGCTCGAGGAATACTTTGTCGGTTTCGTACATCCTTGCCAGGCCCACGATCAGTCCCAGGGCTGCTGGTGATTCCATATCGAATCCCATAAACCCACATTCGCTGTGCTTTTTATCTCGCCCGAGATAGCACAGGTCTGTCTGGCCTGGCATGGTGGCCTCGAACATGGCCGGCGTCACTGGCCGATGCGTTACCGTATCAGCGTCGATCCAGAATAGCTTCTTGTTGTCGTTCGGCCACTCGCGCTGGATAAGGTCGGCGATCACAAATGGCTTGCGGCAGAACTTCATGGCGTCGTGCCGGTATGAGTATCCCTCGCTGACCTCCTTGGTCTTCCATCGCATGCGCTCGAGGCGTTTCCTGCCGGCTGCCGCTGGGTTCAGTTTGTGCCGTTTCAGAAATTCAGTGCATGGTTTGACGGTGTCGATATCTATCTCGGTGAAGTTGCTGCCCCAGATGTCCGGCTGGCCTTCCGAATAAATCACCAGGTGGATATCCTTGCTCCAGTACTTCTCCCTGGTTTCCATGAATCGCCTGGCGTATCTGTCATAGCCTTCTTTGCTGAATGAGGTTATGACGGTGATGCCGCTCATGTCTCAGCCTCCTCGAGGGTGGCATGTACTTGCTGCAGCAGGTCGCTGGCGCCGGCGCATTTTATGGCATCGCGCAGCTCCTTGATCCATTCGTCCCCATATTCGCTATCGGCGTGGCTCTCGAAATATGGCCCGCCTTCGGTGTAGTGAACGATCTTGGCATCTGGATCGTATTCGTCATATCCCACCAGGTGGTTCCACTCGCTCGGGATCTCGCCAATCAGGGCGTCGCTCTTTAGCCATTTGAATTGGTGGAGCTCTAGGCCGGTGGCCTTCTCAACGTATCGCGGTGTCAGGGCTCGGCACATCTTGCAATTGATAAGCATCACGGACGACCAGTTCTTTTTCTCGTACTGGCTCTGTGGCCGGTCGAGGTATTTGGTCGTTCCACGTGGAACGTGGTTGTGCTTGACGACCTGGACCGCGTATCGCTCGTCGCGTAGGTCCCAGAGGTTAGCGATGTCGTCCTGGCAGATCATGTCGCAGTCCGCGAAAATCGCCCAGCCTTCGTAGTTGCACAGGAAGGGTACGAGCCATCGGCTAAACGAAAATTCGTTGCTCTGCTTCTCATGCCATTCCCGATTAAATATAGCCTTTAGCTGGGTCAGGGCGATCGGCGTCACCATTACCGGTCTCCTCGATCGTCGTTGAATCGAGTGGTTGAATACATGCCAGGTTACAGCCTCTGCCGGATCGTACCCCATGAATACCCGTATCATGTCCTTCACTTTAGCTGCTCCTTTAGTGTTTCCCAGGCCATCCCCTGGTGGATTTCATCTGGTGTCCATTGGCAATAGGCCACGTTGCAGGCCCATTGGTATCTCTGCTCGTCTGTCGGAAAATCGAGGTTATCCATGTCGTCCAGTGTGTTCGCCGTCAATGGCGATGCGATGCTCGTCCCCAATATGATAACCGGCAATCCGTGCATTATCGAGTCCAGTGCCGCGTTGCTCCCGTGCGTAATCACGACCTTCGATCTGTCCATCTCTCTCTCGATCGGCATCTCTGCGAACGAATATATTGTTCCTGGTATCGGTTCGGCTCCCTTCCATCCTGGCTTCGGTCGGTAGATGATCTTGTTGTCTATTCCGCGCCTCCGGAGTTCGTCGATTATCCATTGGGCATATGTGTTCGGTTTTGATATCAGGTTGTGGCCGCTATACCGGTCCGATGATCCGGCTATCATGATCGCCTGGCCTGGCTCCCTCCTGGGCATCATCTCCAGGCCGAGCAGCTCCCATCTGTCTGCTGGGCGTTTTACCTGGTTAAGATAGGCCGTCGGGTGATCGGCGCCCACGATAATGCGCCAGTGGGATGTCCGCTTCCCTGGGATGAATCCCTTCCCGTTGCGGAAGTATCCCTTGTCGATGTACAGGACCTTCTTGCCTGCCCTGGCGTACGCCTGTCGGCATTGGCGCTTGTTCTTACCTATTCCAATAACTATCACACCACCCACGTCCTCCCTGACGCCCATGTATCCGCTGGTGTCCTTGATCAGCGTGATCCCGTGCTTGCCGGCGCTGTCATTCAGGACCTCGAATAGCCGTCGCTCCCACTTCCGCTTCTCGTTCACATAAAACAGGATCCGCATTAGTCCAGCCGCTCCTTTATGGTGGCCCATGCTTCCCCGCTCCGCATCTCGTCCAGGGTCCATTGGCAATACGCCACGTCCTGGCCCCATTGCTG